TATCTTTGAATTAGTGGATAAGCGCAAAATTGCCATGCATGAAGTGCGCGAGATTGCCGAAGCTAACGGAATACCTTCTGGCGTTGTAAAAATGCGCCGCAGGTATTTAAATCAACTAAATGAGGAGGTGGAAGCATGACATTACAAACTCACAAAGATAACGGCCCAACCATAGTTGCACACGAAGAGCCGTGTTATGACTGCAACAATTCAGATTGCAGAGTAATTTTTTCACAGAATGACCTTTACTTTTTTGAGCGATCAACACGTTGTAACTTTGAATCATCACAGTTGCGCAGTGATATTGAGCAGGCGAAGTAGATGATCTGTGACTAAACATGAGGAGTAATCACCACGAAGCTACCCACGGGTAGTTTCTTAGTGTTTATTTTGAACACAACCACAATCCTGAGGAGGATATTATGAAAATTAATATGACTATTGAAATAAACCGCAATCAAGAAAATGCAATCGAATCCTTTTTAAGACAGTTCGAGCATACAGAAAAAGATATTTGCGTTGGCACATTTATTGAAGAATGTTGTTGGGCGGGTGGTCTTGAAGATATGCACTCTCGCGTCCAAAACTTTGCCAAAAGAGATATAGGGGATATGAGTTGGAGCTGTAAAATAGAGGAGGATACATTATGAGTGATTTAACTTTTAACCCACGACTGCCGGAACATTGCAACATGGATGACAGAGTTGCGGCTCAGTGCCTGATCAATGAGCTACTGGCCGCTGAATGCACCATCTCCATCAACGATGGCGAAGAGGACTGCCTTGAGAAATCAAGCAACCTAAACGCGATCCTTGAGGCTATGTCGAGTACTGGAGAGGATATCCTTACCCCTTTTGACAAAGATGGCAAAGACCTTGGTTGGTTTTATCTGATCTATGCCAACGGGTCTGAGGGTGACCCAATGATCCTGATAAGTGATCTTTCCGCTAACCCCTTTTGCGAGGAAATCTATAACAAGGTTAACGCTCAACTGGAGGTGGTGTGATGGACAAGCATTATGTACGTATTCTTAAAGATGACATATTGAGTGATATCGGCCATTGGGAGCTTAATATTCGAGACTACCATTACCCTTCAGAGTTCCATGCCCATATAAGTATTCTTTCAAGGCAAAAAGGTCTTAGTCGTTGGCTAGAGACGCATGCCTATGCAGACTGGGCGGATGAAGCGATGCGTCAAATCTTCCACGAGTGGCACCAAGGGGCTTGTTGGGATGATCGAGATAGATCTAGGGAGGCGGCGTGATGGGCGGGAGAGTAGCAGGATCAAAAAGCTTCACAGGGAAGAACCCCGAACTCGATGACATCATGATCGAGCATAAACTGGATGCTAAGTCAGTAGCTGAGATGCTTCAGGTATCGCAATACACTGTGCAGAATTGGCGCAGATCGCCAGACTCTGCTTACTCAGCAACGATAAGTAAAGCAAACATAGAGCTATTGAAAATCAAGGTATCAAACAGCCCCTTCCGGTAACTCGGTTGGGGCTTTTTTTTTGCATAAAATTATAGCTTTTTAGACAGCCATTCCTGAGATTTCACTTCAATAGCATGCTCAAAACGAGTGACGCTCGCGCCTGTTTTAACTTTCCCGCAAGCTGTCATGCCATTCTGATCAGCTAGCTCTTTGTACTCTGAAACTGACAACAAATGTTTTTCTTCTGCGAAAGGCACCTGCCCTAGCCTCCCCTTCATTGTCGATAAGATCACACCATCTTCAAAATTATTATCATATGTCCAACCGCTGTACTGCGCATACGTGTACGACTGGCCATGCACAAAATATTCATGCTCACCTCTAAATTCTACCTTGTGCGGGATTTTACTTCCCATTATTTTTTCCTTTTTTCATAAGTTTACGGTGTTTTTGACGGCGTTCTGCATCTCGGACAAGCAAGCCCGCACCTGTTAACGCACAGATAAGCGCCCCGATCACGATCAGCCCAAATAAAAAATCTATCATCTATGATTACCTCAGTTGTTTAAGTCTTTTCACGCTGTAGTTTGCAACTAACTCCACATCGTCAGCGTCTCTTCGATTTGCGCCTGTTCTGCCTCCAATGGATATGTAATCCGGCTCTTCGGCAAAGTCGATATAGCGCATGCAGTCTTGGTATTTGATTAAGAATAAGCTCGGCACCTTGACCTGCGCTGTGAGCAACTGCGCCGCAGATCGCTTCATTACCGAAACATGTATAGTGGAATATGTATTTAAAAGTACATTCCTGCATCTCACCTCACACAATCCGACAATCTTTCTAGACCGGATCATTGCAAAATCCAGTCGGTAACTGATCGGTAACTTTAAGTAATCGCATCGCCAAACCTCGGATGCTTCGGTGATTACTGCACCCTCGCGACTCAGGTCTGCGTCTGTCTCGTAAAGCGGTCTACCCATTTGTCTTAGCCTTCCTGTCTTTGGCCCATAGCGATCTCACGCCGTTGACCACAAACTGCTTAAAATGAGCTGGCATGGCATCCTCAGGGATTGAGTCGATAGCCTCCTTGCGCTCTTCTTTTGTCTTGAGATTTAAAATGTTTCGGGGCAGGTAATACATCAGCGTGGCGTTCGCCATCAAGTGAAAGTCTGCATGCATGCTCCCCCTTATGTATTCTTGGCACTGGGGGTAGTATGTTTTTTCCGCCGCAATTTTTATCTGCGCGTTAAAAGCATCTGGCTTCACAGAGTCAGCAGCTCACGCATCAGCATGATGCCTTCCTCAAGCTCCACGGTTGCCGTTCCGTTCTGGGATGTGTCAGACATAATGTCCTCAAGTCGAAACACAAACTTAATGCGCTGACGATCAAATTTATAGATCAAAACAGGGATATGGCTCTCGCCTGCGGAAGTCAGTGTTTGTTGCCACCAACTGTCTTTATGCCAGCTACCGTGCGCATAGCGTTTAGCTTCAATCATGAGATTGTTAAACTCGATGTCAGCCTTGCCTGCTATTTGATACTGATCCAGATTTCTTTTGAGATGATCAGCGCATGATCCAAACTCATCCTGAAACATCTTGATAAGATCCCGCTCGAAGGCGTGTCCTTTTGCTCTGCCGTTAATCATTTTCGCGGATCATCCCCGATAGAAAATCGGGTGTACCAAATCGACTTCATCTTGTCTTGAGTCGATGAATTTCCGATTTTGTTGCCATTGCGCCACTGGTATTTGAAGGATGTTATCTCAGCCCAGTCTTTTACCCGCTGAAGCCCATATTGCTGCACCATAACGTCTATGCATTCGATCCCGCCATCTGGGGCGTAGTGCGTTGGCGTGAAGACATTCTCTTCTATGCTAGATACATCATCCCACGCCTCAAGGCCGGTCTTTTCTGCTTTTGCTTCTATAGCCGGATGCGCTATCTGTAATGCTCTCCACATTTCAGTCGGGACTCCACCCGACAAGTCTGGCTGTCCATTCTCGCAGGTCTTCTTCTGATCCGTATCGTTCGATAAATCGGGCTTTGCTTGGGTGTCGAGATGTATATTGTGCATTGTCTTCTCCTGCTCTGTGATGAAAAAAACACAGAGGTATAGTTAGTAAGTGCGCGTTCGGTGCAGTCTTACCTGCGATGTGATGAATCTCAGCAGGCGTGGTAACCGACATAGTTTTTTTGCAAACACAGCAACCGATTTCGCGGATGGTGGCCATCCATCGCCGCTCCTCTGCATTTGCGGATCGGCCCTTCATTCCATCTCAGAATGTAAATAGTCAACCGAAACATCAAAGTATGTGCCAATGGATTTCATCGTCTTGTAATTCGAAGACTTTGTGTGTCCATTTAGAATCCGGTGAATAGTCGGTTGGGGAACTCCGGTTTCACGGCTCAAATCACTTTGATTAATGTCTTTTTCGTGCATCAAATTTCTTAATATTTCGTGCTTCATAATATCTCTCAAGAGTTATAGATTCGTTTATCAAATCGAGTCGTGGCCATATTGCTTTGCCACAATTTAAATTCCATTTCTGCTGCGACCATGTTGCTTTTTGCCGCCGCAAGTTTGCCCTTCGCTTTTCCGCGAGCCAGTCGGACATCAAAGACCTGCGGGCTTTCGTCTGCCGCTCGAATCTGCGCGGCATTGGTCTTGCATCCTGCGGCGAGTTCAGCCTGAATCATCACTTGCGCAATGATTTTCTTTTCTTCCGCATCGGCAACGGCAAGCTCGTATTCGGCAGTCTCGATGCCCTGCCCCGCCATCCGCACGTTATGTGCAAAATTTTCTTGATCTTCCATTTTTAATCCTTTGAGTAATTGATATATTGTTTGGGTTTCGAGCCGCGTCTCTCTTTAAATTGCATAGAATCCACATCAAATTCAAACCCGATCTTTCCTTCATACTGTCCGTTACGATTCTTTAAAACCTCAAGGTAACTGTCCCACTGCCGTGCATATTTTTCGTCAAGCTCTTCGCACAACATCTTTGCTTGAGCCACAGCTTCAATCTTTTTCTTATTCTTGAAAATCATAATTACGCCATCTGCGAGATCTGTAACTGAGCCAGAACCCTTGATGTCATACTTATTCGGCGCGGTGTACTCGCTCTCACCTTTTCTCACGTGAGTGACGAGAAAAATCGTGACGGGAAATGACATTTTGAAATTGACGAGCATCTCAATAAACTTTTGCTGACCCTCGTAATCATCCTGCCGAACCATATTCGTGAGAGAATCAATGACGAACATATTGATACCGTACCTGCGGTATGCGTACTCGAAGCAATCCATGAGATCTTTGGGCTTCGGCGTTAGCTTGTCCACGAACAGCCAAAGATTTGGGGCCAGCCAATTGAGCAAGGCTTTGCGATAGAGTTTTGGCGGTGAGACCACGCCCCCCGCTTGACGCATCATTCGCCCTAAGGTTGCGCGAGCAGGCATCTCCATACTTGCGATCAGAACTTTTTGGCCCTGCTCTACTGCGTTTAGCGCCAACTGTCCGAGCAACAGCGACTTGCCGTGGCCGTTAATGCCGCCCATGAGGTAAAGCTCTGAAGGACGGAAGCGAATATCTTCTTCGTCGAGCTTGGCCCATCCAGAACCGAACCCAGCAGTGTCCTCTTCCATGCTGAAAAACTGGTCTAGGTCTTCTTCAAATTCCATAACGCTTCGGAGTGTTGTCGGATCTTTCCAGACAGCTTCCTCATAGCACATTGAGAGAATGGCACGGGCTTTTTCATAATGAGGACTCATACCAATGCCCCCTTCAAAATATCATTAATGTCTTTGTTCGGAAGATTGATGCGGACGCATCGCTCGCCTAGCCGAGTCATTATTTCTGCGGCGGCAAGCTCACCCTGCTCGTCCATGTCGGTAGCTATCAAGATGCGCTCAAAGCGACTGAGATTATCGTATTCGTTCTCAATCCACTTGGTCTGCTTTGCTCCCTTGCCCCCACCAAATGGAACGCTCAGAGCGGGGTATCCCAGCTCACTGCATGCAATCGCATCCCATTCGCCTTCGACGAGCCAGACCTCTCTCGCGTTGTCGGGCATGCAATGCCACCCATACAAAATAGGCTTCAGGTCTTTCTGAGTTGCCGGATTGCCGTCATGGTTGATCGGCTTCGTTTTTAAAAACACTAGCTCACCGGAGGCATCGTAGTACGGAAACACCACATCTGAACCACGGTGTGACGTAGTCTCATAGATCTTCCACTTGAAGCAAATCTCGCCAACGTCTCTAAATCCACGACCTTCCATGTAGCCGTGCAGCAATTGCGAGCTACTCTGCTCTGGCAGATTGGGAAGTTGGAAGGTCTTTTTTTCTACCGCGCTAAACTTTTTGGACTGTACGTTATCGCGTACATTAAATCGCTTCTTTGACCAATCCATCGCTTCGACAAGCGTTAGCCCCATCGCATGCTGTATGAGATCGAGCATGTCCCCGCCCTCTCCTGTGGCAAAGTCCATATATTTGCCTGCTTGTTCGCCGTGCAGGTAGACCGACATTGATCGGCCCTTCTCGCCTGAGATCGACCCAACCTTGTAACAGCCGCTTTCAATTTTGCCATCAGGAAATAGCTCTTGGCAGATGCCGCTCGCGTGATCACCGAGCTGTCGAGATAGCTCTCGAATGTCGATCACTTCACTGCACCCATAAGATCATCATGCCGAGTGTCATTCTTGAACTGCCCTAACACCTCCCAAGTGACATCCCCAATTTTCTGCCAGTCTCGGCTAATCGCGAAAGATACGACTGCCCCAACATCAAACCCTGCGCCTGCGATCAGCTCAAAGTCTTTGGTCTGTCTAGTCAGCATCGAAGCCGTTGGTCTTCGGCCAGAGTTTTTAAGGATCTTGTGTTCCCACCACTCCTGCCAAACCGCTTGACGAATATATTCTGGGGAAGCCGCGAATAGCTCTTTCTTCCATGATTGTTTTTCTTTCCTATTGTTATTCTTACTTATAGTATTTATTTGATCTGGAAAACTGGGATCTGAAATACTGGGATCTGGAATACTGGGATCTGGAATACTGGGATCTGGAAAATCCCGATCTAGTGAGACGCTGTCAAAGACATCCCAATCCCAATTTGCTGTTGCGGCCCGCTGATTTGGTCGGGCAATGTATCCAGCGGTCACAAGCTCCCTAGTGATGCGCGTTATCTTGCTGTCTCCGACACCAAATACCTTCTGAAGCTGTCGATTTGTGACTTGCCAATCTTCTTTATGTGAAAGCAAGTAGGCAAGAACACCCAGAGCTTCAGGTGAAATGCCGTCACTTCGCGCCTCCGAAGCCTTATTTGTGCCGCGCAGGAGCGAATTTGGGATTGTTGTAAAACTTTCGTGGGGGTAAGATGCGCGTCTGAAAATCATTTAGCTTCCTTGTGATCTAATCTGTGTGAGTTAATTGAATGTATTGGTGTATTATCTATGCATTCGAACATGAAATCAAGAAATAATTGCATAACAGATGTTTTGCAGGCCTAACGAAAAGAACACATTTGCATAAGTGCAGTAGAAAGAGGTACACTCCCGTAATTAAGACCTACCCATCAGAACAAGGAGCGAACAATGGTTGAGCATGATTTAGACGAAAAAATTACGAAACAGCAGCGATCCCTTATCATCAACGCTGAACTTGAGTCAGCGGGAATCCCGACATGGGGGCGAGCGAGCAGACTGGCAAGCGATCTAGGCGTTTCACCTGCAACAGCCTCAGGCTGGCTTACGGGTTGCCTGCCACGCGATTGCGTAGCGCTTCTCAGATTCTGTAATTTGTACGGCATTGATAGTAATTTGTGGGTCAACGGAGTAAGCAGCGGAGATACACTCTCGACCGACAAAATTGCACGGCTGTGTAAGATTTTAAAAGATTACGAGATTCAGAAGGATACAATCTTGTCGCCTGACAACTTTGCAAAACTGATGGTCATGCTTTATCAAGAAGAAGATAAGACTGAGTTTCTTTTAGAAAATGTCGGGATGTTTCTCGTCGAGTAACTGCAAGTCAACCGCACCACTTTTGTTCGCTGGATCTTTCTAGCAGACAAGCACATCTATTAATAACTTTTTTTTGGCCTTCTTAAAAAAACATTGCCACAAATTGCAGATAGTGATGGACAGCTTCTTTTTTGTGTGAAATTATAGATTTCTGAATTGAATTTATGCAAATGCATGAGTTCATCCGGTGACGTAAAATTTTTTAGGTCAAACGCGGAGAAATAATACATGAGCGATACCACAGTGCCGATCCCTTTCGGATCCCCCTTAGTCAAAAATCTCGGACATGCAAATCAGCATCGTAACAAGCATGACTGGTCTGGAAAAATGACGTTCGGAGCCGAAAAAGACTTAGTAACTCACCTTAAAAACATACGTTTTGGATACTTCAAACCGAAGTGGCGGGAACATTTTTACTTGAAGACTCCTGCTATGCAGGAATTTGCAGCGTTAACCCTTCGGCTCGGAGTTCAGGGCTGGCATCAGCGCAGGTGCTTAAAGCTTTGGGCGACATTACCTAGCCGGAACGGCGTAAAGACGTTATTTCAAGATGGGATTGACAGAAAAAAATTCAGTGTTCCGGTCGCTCCAAAGCTGGACTCTTCAAATCAGGAATGGATGGAGCTGCTTGAGAGCTTTCAAAGCTGGGCGTTCGAAAATGGTCACTCACGATTAGATTTAGTTGCAATGCAGAAAAACGAAGATGCCCTCGCCGTAGCTGCTTTAAAAAAGGCAAACATACAAAACAAGAAAAATGTTAGCCCGCTTTTTAAATCCACTTAATTACATAGAATTACTACTTATGCATTGTAATTACCTCTTTAGATTGTTAAGATATCGTCTTAGCAAACTGAAGAGACGATTACATGGAAGCGCTGACGAAAGCACATATCTGGAATACCCTTTCAAAAATTGATGTAGCCCCCCTCTGCACCGAAACAGAACATCTAAGCGATCAAATCCTAAAATATCTCCCGTGGATGCAGGCTCACGAATTAATGATGGGTGTCTTTCCCGAATATTCGTGGGAATTTAGTGAAGACCAAGCTGGTCGAGAAGTGCATTACTTCGACGATGGTAGTGCTGAAGTCAGATGTCGGATGACCATCGGCACTCACACTGTGATCACCTACCTGCCCGTTCATCGATCTGGCATTGCTATCAAAGCTCCGACAGCGATGGACATAAACACAGCCAAGCAAAGGGCTAGAGTAAAAGCCTTAGGAGAATTTGGTCTAGGCTATACGATGTGGCTCAAAAAGCCTGATCCTGTCTTTGCCGTTCCCACCGAGATGCCTGAAGTCACTGAAGCACAGATGATAGAAGATCTGTGGCTGACAACGAAAATATTGGAAGCCACAAATAAATCAGCGGGACAAAAAATCTTTAAGCGCTTTACGGATGGATTGCGAAATCGCGGATGGGAAGACCAGAACACCACGCGCTGGGAAGAGGTCTGCCAAGCAAAAGGCTGGAGGGCCGAGAAGTGAGCCTCGCTATTCAGGGATCACCTGAGTGGCATTTAGCGCGAGCCGGTTTGATCAAAGCATCGGTTTGCGCTGCCCTCGAAGGCAAGCATCCTTACATGAAGCCTTCTGACTTGGTTCGCCAAGAAGTCAGGGCGTTGTCGGGCGCGGAGAGCGAATTCACGATGGTTCCGGCGGTGGCTCATGGCCAGATGATGGAAGACCATGCCCGTATCTTTTTAGAAAAGCTCCAAGATTATACGGTTGAGGAAACGGGTCTTGTCATTCACCCCAAGTATGATTTTTTAGCGGCCTCGCCAGACGGGTTGATCGGTTTAGAGGGCTGTATTGAAATTAAATGCCCGTACCCAAAATACACCAAAGAACCTTACTCCATCTTCAGCCCCAAGCGCTCGATGTATCTGATGCAAGTCCACATGCAAATGGAATGTTTGGATGTCGATTATTGCGATTTTATTTGTTTCTTAGCCGACTCCCCCACTGCCGATCCTCAGTACACCCTTGAGCGCATTGAGCGTAATGAGGGCTTTTTAATGGAGCAGTTATCGCGCAAATATTTGCCACAGCCGGACAAGGGAACGATCTCTCGGCTGGATCTTTATCACGCTTGGTATCGACATATTCAATCTCAGTATGAGCATGAAGATACACGCATGCTGTACACCGATCCTATCGTTAAGAATGATTTCGAGACGGTTAAGACAGACGAAGATTTAAATCAGTTGAGCAAGGTACATGCCCGAATAGCTGATATCAAAAGCCGTGTCAGTGACGAGCTAGCAAGCTTAAAAGAGCTATCAGAAATGTCAGATACATTAAAAAAGACTATCGGATCAAAGTATTCAGCAAGCGTGAGCAACGGCCTGACGCTCGTAAAAATTACCAAGAAAACGCCTCCTATCGATTTCAAGCTAGCGTTTGAATTTCTAGGTGGTGAAGAGGCAATGCTAGAAAAAGACGAGCAGCTTGAGAATTTCAGGCGTACCAATGGCTCAACACAAATATCAATTACGCACGGAGAACACTGATGCAACAAACACAAACTTTTGAAGTACAGGCTGGAAATGGCCGACTCTATAAATTAGCCCCTGAAAAGAAGCAAATGGAGCTGGCGCGTCTGGCTACTTTGCGAGAAAAAGGGCAAGCATGGGCAACCGATGACAAAGCGCATGACTATGATGGTTTTTTACAAATCGGCCAGAACCTTATTGACTGGCTCCAAGAAGGCCTGAACCAGTCCGGTGCCGAAACTATGCGCATGAACTGGAAAGGGCATGCCGAAAAGACATCAACGGGCGCACCCTGCCTGCATATTAAAGGCGCATGGTTAGGCAACAATATGCCCGACCTAAAAGCTTTTACTGACTCCGGTGCCAAACCTTCTGCACCACAGAGGGCTAATGCGCCAACTGGGCAGGCACCTGTTGCCGATTTGCCAGATGACGATATCCCGTTTTAGGAGACCGCAATGCCATTACGAATCACACGTTCTGTGGATAGCATCCTATATGGTGGTGAGAACCTTGACCCTGCAAATCTTGAGGGGAGCTTCGAGCATCGCCTTTGGGTTCGAAAGGTTAAGGATTATCGGGGTCATCAAACTGCGGTCGTAAATGTGACTTCAAAAGACGGGGTCGTAGAACATTTAATGACTGCGGGAGATGGAGGCATCTGGCTCAAAGATGATGTCAATGTCTCGATGGTGGGCGTTCAAAAGTGGCACCTAAAAACCAAGAAGTTCTGCGAGGCCTGCGGGCGCGGTGATCTAGTTCCCGAACAGATGATCCCGCAAGCGATGCTCTCGGTCAATGCCCCGAAAAAATATAATCTCACGCGGCATGACGCGCAGAAAAGACGATGATTTTCCCCTAAGGGGGGCGGTTCATGAACCCGCCCGTTAGCTGGCTTGGCTCACCAGTCCCCTGAAACGAGCCGCTACTTACAAGGAAATGCTATGTCTGAACGAGTCAAACAGCTTATTGAAAATGATCCCCAGCTCGGAATCCCGTGGAGCCGTTCGCTGTGTACCCGCAGTGGTATGCGGGTGTGCTTGATAAAAGAGATGGGGAAGCATGCTGACTACCCCGTCATCGCCATGATAGATCTGGGAAATGAAGCCGCTACCGAAATGTTTACGGACGAAGGCCATTATATGCTCGAAGGTGAGCATGGCTATGATTTAGTCTGCATTTAGCTCAATCCCTCGCCTGCAAAAAAGAATATCGCGCCAAAGATTTGATAAATAGAAGTGCATACGATATATTAAATGCGCTTCTACGCTTTAAAGTCCACTTAAATGGAGAAGATTATGACTTTTGAAGAAGCAGCAAAACGATACTTAAACGCACCTACAAAGAAGTTTGGTAACGCAAAGTCGGAGACGGTGCGCCACTGCGTCATGTGGATGGCCGATGATAAACCGAAAGGTCTGTTAGATAAAAAGACAAAAAAGGTGTATGCCTATTCTCCGAAGTACCACAGTAAACGACCGGAGTTAAGCATTGTTTGGGATGAAACGTCTGGACGTTTTAAGGGCAGGCAAATGTCCTCGATCAATTCTCTCGATGCGTTTGATATGACCGAATCGGTGAGGAATGATAAGGGTCTTGGGCCTTGTGGCATCAATAACTACACGAAGGTTTTGAGGGCGCTATGTAATTTTTCGCGCAAGAGGCTGAGTGTAAAGTTTGATGACTTCCCTGAGTTTGAGGAGATGGAGGAAGAGGTAAAGCGTGAGGAATGGCTCGAATTGGAAGATGCGGCAAAGTTAATCCGCTGGCTTGATCCTCTTCGTGCCTCGATGATGAGAATGGCGTTAGCCACCGGATTAAGAAATTCTAATGTTCGGATGATGCTCTGGGAATGGATATCTCCTGATCAAAAGGAGATTAATATTCCTTCTAGACATATGAAAGGCGGCGAAGCCCATAATATTCAGGTAAATCCTCAGGCGAGGAAAGTGCTACAAATGCAGCTAAAGGTGCGGGAACAATTGCTAAAAACATACCCTGACCTAAAAACTCATCTGTATCGAGACGGTACTAATCCGGCTCGGCCAGCACTGGATTACGTCTTTATTCAAGGCGGCGAGTCGAAGTGGTCTACGATGCTGGGGCGGAATCATCGCCATCAGTCACTGGGCAACCCGTTTTGTAGAAGCTCTATGACCAATCCGACATGGAAAAAGGCCGTAAGGCTGGCTGGATTACCTCCTTGGGTGCGTTTTCACTCGCTTAGGCATACGTTTGCGACATGGCATGTGCAAAATGGAAGCACTGAGTCAGAAATTATGGTTCAGGGAGGGTGGTCAACTCCAGCCTCGGTTGCGCGTTACGCTCACCAAAACAAGGCTCACAAGAAGAAGGTGTCGAGAAGACTAGATGAGATGCATGCGCAGTTATAGTTCAGCTGCAAAACTGCGTAAGAAAGGGCTTCCCCAAGTGCGAAAAGGGGGTAGTCCAACCTTAAATTTACGATTCGAAAACACAGTAAAACAGTAGGCGGCCCCAACCCAGATAAGGTTGAGGTACCACCTAACCCCCATAACCCATTGATTAATAGGAGGATTTGTGTAAATGGAGCGGGAAACGAGGTTCGAACTCGCGACCCCAACCTTGGCAAGGTTGCTCAGGACATTGCTATATAAATCAATGACTTAACACACTTTAAAGCGTAGTAATTTAATCCGTGTACCACAACCTTAAATGGTTAATTAGAGTATTATCATGCAGTAAATACATGAACGGGATAGCTAGATAGCATTTTTACTAGCTATCCCGTACTTGTATAATATTCCCTCTTACGTAGTACCCCACTTAACTTTCTTTAGGACTTTTCTCAATGGTCGTTGTATGTCTGTGCGTTCTTTTCGGTTTAACTATGATCGCGAAGGATGATCTTATTTAGCTCTCCTCAGTTTCTTAGAGATGCTACGGAGTCTATTGCTTTGATAGCTCCGTAGCTTTTCTGAAGGCCTTATTGTAGTGGTCAACCAGCTTGTTCTCTTTATCGAGCAATGACTGTATTTTCATTGTACGATCATCGGCGTTAGTATTGAATCGCTCTTCTATCTTTCGTTGTTTAGCATATCCCCTCATTTGCTTCTCAACCAGCTTATGCATTCCCATGACTTGCCCGTAATGCTTATAGTCCTGACGTAATCGCGTTAACTCATCGGTATCAAGATCCTCTTGAGCCGTCTTGAATCTTGCGTTGACCTGCCTTATGAACGTGAAATTATCATACCATTCAAATCTATCCTCGTAATCTGAAGTTTCCTTTACGAATGTGCCAACAACAGGAATAGACCTTGCGGTGATTTCATCGGCATTGCCGCTAGCAACCTTGCCAACCAGATCACCCAGCTTCACTACATCACGCCCCAAACCACCCGCAAGATAGTCAAAAATATACTTGATCTTGTCTGGGTTAAATGAGGTGTTGAAACCCATAACGCTGCCCTCCCGATACATATCTCCTCCTGTAGCGTCATTTAAAAACTCGGTAGCGTTCTTGTAAACGTCTGGCGTTGATTTGCGGCCCGTATGAGACCTAGCCTTCGGAATGAACAGCGGGTTTTGTTTCTGATATATGTCGCTGCCAAAGAAGTTTTTATTAGCCATTAGATCTAGATGAACTTCTAAAATGTCAGGATAGTAGCCTCTAAGGTTCTCCTCAACTGAATCACCTTTCGAGTGGGTAATGGGAACAAAGTTAAGAAAAAAGTTATCAACTAGGGCCATTGCCGCATCAGGGGTACTTGTCACGCCAGACTGCATTTCAGCGCCCAAACGACCTATGTTGGTAAAGAAGTTATATCCATAGGACAGAGGGATAGCCGCCCCCTCGGTAGAGTTAAGCATAATGAGCTGAACACGGTTCTTTGAATGCTCAGGGATGTCTTGATATTTTAGTTCCCCATCATCATCCTCTTCAGAATTCCACTGGTTAATGAGTGAGAATGCATAGCCCATTGCAACTAACCCCGTGGCGGCGGCTCTTGCCTTTGTGAACCGTTGCTTTTTAGACTCTTTTGTCCCATCTGGATTTTCGGTTACCCTCTCTTGAGCGGCCATAGCCTGAGCGATATTGACGTTACCCTGAACTGCTGCGTTAAAGAAAAGATATAGCGCATTTATTGTAGCGGTAGACTCACCCTTACGGTTAAAGTTAACCGTTACGTCTTTGGCTAGGGTCGCTGCCGTAGCCCTATCAACGCCAGATCTGCGAGATGCGACATAGATCGACAATCGAACAGCGTTCTCCATGGTTGTGTTAAAGTCTTCAACAAATTTTCCGACAGATTTGATAGCCTCCCTTGATGGACTCTTGTTGAGCTTATTTATAATTATCCTTAACTGCTCTCCCTGATCCTTCATTAAGATCAGGCCTGTAGCCGCGCCGTCCTCATGGAACTCAGCCGCATATCTATCCAACTCGTTGCCTTCCCTTGCTGGTTTGTCCCTGTAAAACCTGTACAAAGCCTGCATGGACGGGAAGTATTCTTTGGTCATTTCTTTAACCACGCCTTTCCCGTTAAGCCGACCACCTAGCTTGTCACTCTCAGACAAGGCAAACATCAGAGCAGTCTGCACATCTCGGATCGGGTTAACTAATCCCCAAGACGGGTTGTAGTTAATCAGCATGTTGCGGCGAAAGGTTTGGAATCGGGTGAGGCCTGAAAAAACGGCTTCGACTGTCTTATTGGCCTTATCTAATCCATCCACAGCCATATTTTGCAGCGATGCATTTAGCGTGTCACTCTTGAACTCAATAAAGAATGTCTGGCCACCCCTCTTAACCTCTATATACTTTCGGTCACCATTGGCCCTTGTATCTTTTGACATTTGCTTCATGTCTTGCATGGTCAATGGGTCGCTTTCCATCATTGGGCGATACTTGTTATTGTATATATTGTAGGACTGGCTATCACCTAGATCACTAAGCAGTGTTAGTAAGGTTTGGGATGCTTCATTTTTTCTCGCCCGAATTATTTTTTTCTGAACATCCTCAAAAGCATTCAGCAACGGGTTGGCAGGCAGTGTCTTTCTACCCTTTGCCTTCATGCTTTCGCTGCCGACTATAGAGAACCCTTTGGTTCCTGTTCCTTTCTTAAACTTATCTGGATCAGAGGCATCGTAGAAACCTTTTAAGGGGACGTAAAACTTGTACCTCACCAACCAGTCTTCCATGGATGCCTCATCGAGAAGACCGTACTCGACCATGAGGTTTCTTTGATAGTCCATCATCTCGTAGACTTTTCCTGCAATGGCTTCCATGTCTTCTGCCATGCCGTCCCTTTCAGCAAAGCTTAGGATTGACTGAGATTGCTCGCTTGTCATGCCCGAACCGGTTCCCTCAAACGGTAAGGGTAGCGTTCTGTAATCCTCAAGCTTTTTCTTTTGGGTGGCGAGAGCAACAGTATGATCAATACCAACATCATCCAAGAGCCGATTAATCTCCCGCTCGGTAGTAGCGATATTCTTCTCGCGCTGTGCCTTCACTCGCTCTGCAATTGCCTCATTTCTTTCTGGGGCATGCTTGGCTAACAGATACAAGCCAACGGCCTCAACATCTACTCCAGTCTTAGCAATCATGTCTCCAATAGGATCTACGAAGTTTTCATTGAACGCTTTTAGATCTTCCTGCACCTTACCGTGCATTAGGTTTTCTTGATCGCGTGGAGAGATAGGTGCGGGAAGACGGCCATATTCTAGGTATTCTGCCGCCTGCCGCTCAAAGTCTTCCATGGGCGCATACTTATCGACTAAAGACTTGTATGTCTTGGTGGCCTTGAAACGGCGCAGGTTGTATGTCTGTAAGTCAATCTCATCGTTGTAAGTAAACTGGCTGGTAGATGGTGAACCATCATCAAGGGTGTTAGTTTCTTTGTTGGTTTGCTTCTTTTTGATGTATGAGAATTCCTCAACATCGTCATAGACAACATCTTTGGCTATTACTAAGTTTCCTACCTGAATTACTTCACTAGCCGAAACTACAGGAGTTTGCGTTGCTAGATCGTAGTAGAAAGAATGACGCTCTGGATTCATTGAGACCTGAGTCCAAGCCGGATCATCCATGGCGGCTATAAAGTCTAGTCTGTTCTGCTCATGGTCTGCCGCAACGTAATTACCTTCGATGGTCGCGATAGTATTTTTTTCTGCGCCAATAGCAATTTTAGTGGTGGCTTTTTCTGGTGACGAAAACAAAACGCCTCGAAGCTGAACCGTAGGATAGTACCCAAGCCTTGCGCCAGCAGATACATTATTACCGTTGCGCTTCGGCGTGTGCATTGTAACGATGTCAGCCCGCTCATATTTATCTGGGTCTTTGTAGGCTGGAATGTCTAGTCGAGACCCGTATCTCTCTCCGTCTACCAGCGCATCAGCCATCCAGTAAGTTTCTTTCCTTGGCTTCTGCTTGCCGGTCTTTTTATCGACACCTTCTTTGTTTGTTATGGCAAGTGCATTGGTGTAATGAGAGTCAGCCTTTAGCGGAGCAATCATATCGGGATGCATGGGCTTAACATAACGACCTTCTTTTCTGAAGATGTCATTAAGCTCGGCGGCAGTAATGTTTCGATCAATTCGATCCTGCACCGCTTGCTTTAACTTGGGAGATATTCTTTCTTGCTCAGGCCTGCGAGTCTCACGAATGGAGCGCATGCCCTCATCATAGTCCTCTACATAGTAGCCAACATCTTTTGAGTATGGGCCGAAGTAATCAGGGTCAACGACCATGAACACAACGTCAGGCTCGCCCTTGTTAAAGACTTTAAATTGACCTTTGTCCCAATTGTCAGGAGCCTTAGTGTCATCCCATTTAAGGCGGGAGGTAACCCTGAACCCAACGTGCTGATATATATAGGGCAGTTGAGTGTCGAATGCATCAGAGTACAGCCCCCCCTCCTCAACAGCGAGGGAAGCTAGGGAATAGGTTACGTTCTTGTGGGTGCCGGTATTATAAAGAGAGACAATAGTATCGCCATCTGCGACAGCTATACCCGCTGAACCATCCTCAGTCATAAACATTTTCATGTTCTGATAGTCGGATTCGGCGTACATATAGACAGCAGCACCGAAAGGACTTGCATCCTTTCCAGCCTGAATTTTGCTTGCGAATAGTTTTGCGTTGGTTTTGTTTGAGGCCAGTTCAATGACTGTGCCGTTAAAGCTTTCTACTTCCTGTAGTGCCGCCTTGGCTGATGTCTCAAGCTCTCGCTTGGAGCCGGATACTTTCTGTCCTGCTACGAGTACTTGAGAATGTTTGCCAGTTCTTCGTCGGAAGCGTCTGGGTATCCCTCCTTCAGTTCTGCCACTCCCGCTATCAGGTGTCGCGGCACTACGAAGGCTTCGGTAGACTTGCTTTCGTCTGTCGGCGAGTCCGGTGCCATCGGTGGCACTACTTGTAACAGCTCTTTCAGAAGCATATTCTCTTTCAGCTGCCTCTCTTTCTGCGTAAGATTCGACGAGTTCGTCGAGCTTTTGCCTGTTGACTTGATCTGATTCATACCATGGTGTTCCTTTATCAAAATGGCTTACTCTAAAGCTTTTATCCACTATACCATTTTGAGGCTTCTGGATCTCTTTTTTAAACACATCCCACTTATCTAAATTAAATCTGTGGAAGGTGCCTTTAGAATCGGGGTAAACATAGTAAGGGGTGCCTTCATTGTCTCTCCCGTATATTGCGGAGTAGGCGTATGTATTCATCTTTCCTTCTGGAGCGCCAATAAAAGCGTAAGGGCTTGACTCTCCCTTAATATCTTTCTCTAGACCCTGCATAGTCGGGTGTGCGACCACCTGACCTGAGTCTCTCACCCAGCTTTCCCAGTGATAACGACCTACCGATGCATCTTCTGGCCGACCAAGCTTTTTGTAAAAGTCTTTAACTTTGTTTTGCAGTGAAGTTTCAATAGCCTCATATCGGGCTAGCCCACGTAACCCACTGAATTCGTCAGCAATGTCTGCGTAAATCTTTTTCCCGTAGCGCTCAGAATCCCACATTGAGTTTAGCTGAATACGATCAAGGATAACGACATCATCCCGACCAATCATTAGCATGTTAAAAGAAAATACTTTGTTATCAATTCCCGACCCCTGCACTAACATATGAAATTCGTGACGAACCTCTTTTGTAGGGAGATCACTAGCCATCAGGTCGTGGAGTTTTTGTAACTTAGTAATATTTTCATCATACGGCGCTGCTAGTTTCTGCATCAATCTGCCAAAGTCATTGGCGTTGGACACACCCGTCCGGCCAAAGGAGCCTTCAGGAATTAACTTGGTTGCCTGTTTTTCCCAAGCCTTTACGTCTGCATCCGACACATCTCCGGCTAGCGCCTTGTCTGCCAAGTCGGATACCGCTGTGCTGCCTGTCATTAAGTCTACGAACCCAGCCTCTTGGCCTGAGGCGGTATGTCTGCGGGACAATAAGCCCCACAACATTAGCTTTGCTGTGGCATTCGGAGTGGCTTGACCAGAGGCATACAGCTCTTTCATTCTTTTTGTGGTGGCAAGGCCTCGGTCAGCCGCGCCAAGCTGTTCGGGTGTCAGGTTGGAATGCAAAGAGACCCATGAGTCTATATCGTTATATAGTCGGATAAGACCGTATGGAGGGGCAAGGGTCTCATTGGTGCCTGTCAGGTCACGCTCAAACGCCAACCACGCTTCAGGAGAGGACAAAGCTTCAGGATGCTTTGCCACAATATCCGTCATTCGCTTAACCTCACCAGAAGGATCTTTTGTAGTTGGCGTGATCTTGATTACAGGTAGTGTTTTCTTTTCACCGACAGGGCCGCTAGACTTTTGTAATAGATATTCAGAACCCTTCTTGATGAAATTCATATCATCAATACCACCGTAGTCTCTTTCCAGAACATAGTCAGCGGAGAGGTACTTACCGTCCTCTAGGATAATAGTGTCTTCTGCGGCCTCTTGATTTAATAGCCGGTTTGTAAGATTCTCAAACTGATCGTCATTAAGAGCCTTGAACTTGGTACGTAACTGCTTCTCGGTTACTTCTCCCTTGTCATCAATGAATGACCAAGCATTACCCTCGATTTCCGCACCCACATCTGGGTCAAGGGGGAGATTGTATGAATTTTCTCCCGCCGTCATTAATTTTTTACGGTAGTCGTTTAGTAATTCAATGGTCTCTGCCTTGGTCTCACCAAGCAATGCATCAGCCCCAAGTAACTTTCCATCCTCTGAGGTGTAATAGACCTCGTCATCATCAGCCTTTCTATCTTGGGATGCATCGTCATCAAAATACAAGACATAGCGGTCACCGTCTGGGAAAGTGACAACGTGATTGCCAGTATCCTCCCAGTTCAGAGCTTTCTTAAAAGTAGGCTTTTTGTCAGTAGCTTTGAGGACAACTTCAGTACGGGTAATTGGTTCAGCCGCAACGGTTTTAAGCTCAGGAGTAAGCTGCTTAGGATCTGTATTCTCAAGATTAATGTCTGTATCAGCAAACCAGTATATTTCTACATTATGCGGAGTTGAGTTAGTAAATTTGCCTCCTATATGCTTGTAACCCCTATAACCATTATTGGAAAGATAGCCTACAATGCTGTCGAAGTCTGCTTGGATATTGTCAGCGCTCTCCTCTGACTCTTGCCGAACGCGATCCAATATTTTGCCGAGCGTCTTTTCGTGCAGCTTAACGCCCGCATCACTCTCATCGAGAGGATAAGAATCTTCTAATATTTTTTCGACGATGTTACGGTCTTTGAGAGTAATCTCGGAATCTAAATCGTACAGGCGTGGAGCATTAATAGGGGTAACGGAGTAGATGGAAGGAGCTGCACCTTTGCCTTTGTTGCTATAGCCCCCAGCAACATCTATAGCATCGGTAGTGTAAAGACCTTGCCCGTAGATGTTGAGTGAGCCGTAGGTGTATTCAGACAGCTTGTTAATTGGAGTAGAAGTGCCATGATATTGCTTGCCTTGGCCGCGAGTATCATTAGCTACGTCAGGCTTTTGTACTGCTGATCGTTGACGTTGTTCAGGCGCGTCTTGCTGCGATCCCTCCACTGCGGTATCGGCTCTCCCGCTTCCAGAGCCTTCTTCGCCATCTGGTCTAACTGCATCAGGGAGTGCGCTCTCGACGCTTCCGGTGACTGGCGATGGCCGTACTTGTCCTGATACGCCTGAAGGTTCGGAGGAATTGGCTTCTGTTTGACTATTGTTGTTTGCATTATTTGCCTCTGGCGCTAGGGCCGTTTGCAGGTTTGCGTCTCGTATATTCTTTATAAAAGTATACGCTAAGGGAGCCTGCTCTTGTAGCTGTTTTGGATTCGAGTGAAATAGAGCGCCCAACTGCGCAAACGCTTCTTGTCTGTAGCGTTTATTTATTCCAGCATTCTCTTTATCTAGATCGTTTATATCGGCAGCTAAGTCATTAAACGGATAATCAAAACGAGCGCCTAGCTCAGTGTCACCAGCCCAGTTATTGTAAAGCTCCTGCATAATGTCACCCATCACTACAGAAGGTTGAGCCGCATCATTATCAACCGTAATACCAAACTGAGGATCTTTGTCACTTAACCCCATGCTAAAGTCAGCGGCGTGATAAACCTCATGGGTCATACTCCAGCCTAGCTCACTTAGTTGCGCGGGATCAGTCATAGACCCGTCAATTAAATCCGCATTAATTGATATGCCAAAAGATCCAGTACCTGTAATGGCTGGCGCATCTATCTGAGACTCTTGGTGGACATAGATGCCCGTGACTGCATCAATAAAGCTAGTAGGAACACCTGCCGCTGAGAGGTCGGACATGATGCCTCCAACGGTATTAGTCACCGCCGGAGCGGTCTCGCCGTAAGCCTCGTCAACGGTTGGAAGATCTAGGCCTTCGGTATCATCTTTGTTCTGCCGAATTTTTAATGTATTGTTCCGCTCAAACAGCCGGTTAATATCATCTTGATCAATGGCCTCAACGACTACATCGGTGTTATTAGGATCTTGAGCTTCTACAGTCAAGGCTGCTGCCGATAACTGGATCAACTGGTCGCCTAAGGGCTTATCTGAAGGGGAGATTTCAGCGTCCCAAGTATGTGCTGGCCCTGCGTCTCTCGTTCCATCAGCTACGACTGTCGCTCCAAAAGCTGGTGCGAGTGGAAAGCCATCGACTATGTCATCTTCAGGTGATCTTCCAATCGCAGGGGGCGAATCAACCGTGATTCCACCCTGCTCTACAGAGAGATTAGGCGGTTGATCGTTCGGGATATCTATCTGTGTGCCGTCATAGTCAACCAAGCTGGTAGACTCTACCCCTGTGTTGTCTGGCAGAGTTTCCCCAGCCAAGAAATCAGCATTGCTAACCCCAGTGTCCTGAACATCAATAGGCGATCCATTGAGTGTTTGTCCTGATTCAGAGGCCGCTTTGTAGCGGTCTAAAACAGAAATTACCTTGAGGCGAAGGTCTGGATCATTTGCAGTTTGAGTGCGAACAGGTTTGGCCTGATCGCCAAAATTAGTTTGCTGGTTATACTGGCCTGTGAGTGTTTTTCCAGCGACAGTGCCTGCGGCAAGTGTAGATCCCATTAGGAGGCTGGTAGCACCAACATTAATTAGTTCGTTTCTTTTGCGCTCATCGGTAAGCAAAGCCGAATACTCCATGGCCTCGTTTTCCGAAAAGTTGTTATTAACCCAAACTAAAGCTTCTTCATCTACAATATGCTGTATTATTTCAGTGGCAAAGCTAATTTGTCCTATAGCGTATGCATCTTTTATTGCTTGAGTTGCCCAAGTGCCTTTTTCAGTTATTCCGGCAGCAATGTATTCTTGGAAATCTTTTTTCATGCTCGACGGAAACATAGCATCAAATGCTTTGGTAAACGGAAGTGCTTCTAGCCCACCCGTGACGATACCAACACCTAGTGCAGTCAGGGGCGCTTCAACGCCCGTCTCTTGAAGTATTCTTGCAAACGATGCACCAGTACCCTGTAATCCTCCATAGGTGGCAGAGGTTGCTATAGCCGTCTTAACACCGGCTTTATTAATTTGGTCTTTGACTATGGCTGTACCCATAAACTCGGCTACGTATGCGGCAGCATCTTTCTCTACGCCAGCCTGCAACAATTCTTGTGCTGCATTCTCTACTTTGTCTTCGGCAAATTTTTGTGCGCCTTTTTTTACTACCGATTTTGCAACTACCCCGCCCACACCGCCTAATGCTACAGCGCTAACTACATCAGGTACTAATGTGCCTAGCGTGTAAGCCATCCATGCTGAAGCATCTGTAACAGACTCGATGTCTGTAACGCTCATTACATCGCCAGCATATCCTTCAGCCTCCTCCATATTTCGGACATAGTCCTGCATTCCAGAAGCGACCCAGTCATCTTGCCCAACAAGAGAGCCAACTGCCGCCTTTAGGCCTCCCCCTAGCGCCTGAGCTTGATTGACACTAGCGTTTAAGCCGCGCACAAAATTACCTGATTCAGGCTCTGGAGCAGCCTGATTATATGTCTTAGGCAGCGTGTCTTCTTCAGCGTATAACTTGTCCCAATAGGCATCATCGTCCTGAGGCTTGATAGAATTAATCGGCATTTAAAACTCCAGTTGGGATGTCAGATTGAGAGCGCCCATTTGCTGTAGGAACTGCTCTCGATCAATTAGTTCGCTAGTAGCCGCTCCATCTGTATCCGCTTTGCCTTCACCTATCTGGGTCGAAAGGGCTGAGATTAACTGCGGAGTCCAAGCATTCGGTGGAACAATTTCTCCTAGCGTCTTTTCACCTCGGTTCTTCAAGCCCTTGACTCGAAATTGTTTTAACGCGCTTTCCTCTGCCGCCAGCCAATCCATAACTTGTTGCTTCTGTGGCTCCTTAACCTGACCATATATTAAGTGTTCCTGCACTCTCGCCCGCATCTTGTCCAGCTCCTTAGGCTCCAGTTGCTGCTGGTTAGTCAATCCCGTGTCCGAACCCAGATATATATTGGTGCTGCCTCCCTGCAAACCCTTAATGGCTTGATCCATACGGCGGTCAACTTCCGCGTTATATTCAGCGACACCGTTACCCCCTTCGTTATCGCCAAATTTGGATTTTATCGAGGCATCCCTCACTAGGGGTTTGATCTTCGCCCCTACTTGCTGAATCATGTAGGCTTTGCCTGCTGTAGCCGACAAGGCATGATCCATATTAATGGCCAAAGGTGTGTTATTTTTATTACTCCGTCCAGACGTTAGCGGAGGAAAGTAAGGGATCATCTGGCCTTGGTTATTTTGAGTCATTACGTATAACGTGCCGCCTATAGCAGAGGGCTGTTGCTTACCATTAACTGGCGCGGGGGTTTGGTTATCTAGCTGATACAATCCCTGACCTATAATTTTATAATCACCAAACTTTCCACCTGCTTGCATGGCAAGGGGCGCGTTTGTAAAGTCAGCGTTGATCGTTGCACCTAAGTTAGCCGACTGATTAATATTGAATGTCTGATCGAATGCTTTCAGAACATTGGGGCTTGCCTCTACAGAACCCCCAGTGGCTAGACCCGCAATAAACTCGTCCAAAACTGCTACATCTTGCTGTGCCGCATCAGAGCTAAGGTAACCCAGTGCAAAGTTGGTGCCTGTGTTTTGATCAATAGCGTCCATTGCTTGGTCATAGAGCGCATCGCTATATATGCCACCACTATCATTTACCGCTTTGTACAGTTCAGATATGCGAAACGCTGAAGTCAAATTATCGTCTTGTCGAGTCGCGACCGCGATTGTTCTCTCAAGTTCTTTCTGATCTATTTTACCTTTATCGATCTCCTGCTTTTTGAGCTGATAAGCAAGGCTGGTTGGATCACTTAGATCGTCCTGCTTTTTCTGTGCTGTTTTCGCGTTTATGCTAGCAGTATTCGCTGTTACTCCGGCAGTTTTGGCCCTTGTTGCATTAAGCCCTGCGGCCTGACGAGCTGCTACGCCTTTTATCTTTAAATCATCCTGCCGGTAAGCGGCGGTGGCCGCTGCCTCGTCTGCTTTCTGATCTAGCGTTAAGCCAAACTGAGTTTTCTGAGTTTCAGCCGCGTCCTCTATATTAGTTTGCTTGTTCTTCCGATCAATCACATCGTTGACTAACCCAAAGCCACCTTTGAAGCCTTCAGCAAAACCACCATAATTGTTAATAGCCATCGTTAGTACCTAGTCAAATAATTCAGAAAGAAGAAATGCAACACCTAATCCTATTGCAACGGGTGCAGCGATTGCTCCAAGAGTGGCGGCAGTGCCAGTACCTGAAGCTGCGGCAGTAGCTGCACCAGCTTGACCAGCTACAGCACCTGCGCCAGCTTCGGCAACTACAGCACTTGTGCCAGCTACCTCGCCGCCTACTGCTACTGCTTCTGTGGCAACTTGCGCCACCTCGGCCACTTCTCCTGCGGTAGCAAGGTCGGCGGTTGCTGCAAGTTCGTTGATTTTTGTAGTAGCGTCAACGCCAGTGAGCGTCTTGCCTGCCACTGACTCTCCTGCTGCATTAAGGGTCGGATCAGGCGTAAACGTAAGACCTCCACCTGAGTTGCCAACAGTGCCTTGACCAGTAAACGATTTATTAAGTGCGGCGTTAGCGTCTTTTGCGGTCTTCGCATTATCTAAAACTTTATTGACACCGAAGCTGGCCCCAATACCTGTTCCCGTCGATAGAGTTTGTGTCGTTTGACCCTGCTTGGCTTGATCGATGGCTAGCTGTTGTTGATTTTCAACTGACTCAGCCTTAGCCACACTTGCCATGCCCTTGCCTGCTAGATTTCTAAGCCCGTAGCCCGCTGCTAAGATTGTCATTTTCCTGCTCCCTTCGCGTTTTGCGCGATACCGCTCATGCTGCCTGTGAGTAGTGCAGTGCGGCGGTCAACGTCTCTGGCTTTCGTATCGTTGAGGCCACCGACTAATGTAGAGATCTCGCCCTGACCCGCGCCAGCATTATTAGATGACAACCCGTAACGACCCAAAGAGCGATCTTGCTGGCCTCTGACGTTTTGACCGGCACCTGTGACTGCCTCCCGTGTTCTTGTCATATCACCCGCGAGAGACCTAGTTCCAGTGGCCGTAATTTCATTTGCCAGAAAGTTTTCTACCGGAGCAAATCTCTGGTTATAGTCTTTCGTCTGCGCACGAATTAAGTCGGCATATAACTTATCCGCAGGATTGTCTTTACGATCCATTCCTGAATATTTGTTTGGGTTAATCGCGGAATAAGGATTGAGATCTGCGCCAGAATATGTAGGTACGCCACGCTTGGAACCATCAGCATTAGGAAAGTAAAAGTCTTCTACTTGATTAGCCGTATTGGGATTAAGCATGCTTATATAACTGTTGTAATCAATCATTAGACAGTACTCTGCTTGAGGCCATAGCCTGCGCCCATACCAGCAGCAGTACCTACGACTTGTTGAATTGAGCTAGACTTGGCGAAGTCAGCCTCGGCTTGTGCGCCTACTCGGTCTAGTCCTGATTGCATCAGAGATATATTCCCCGCCTGTGCTTCGGTAGCCAAGCCCTGACCCATTCTCACTACGTTACCAATGCCTTGGTATGCTTGGTCGGTGTTGTCTAGTCCGGCACCAGCAC